GGATTATCACTGGTTTTCATTTCAATTGTATGTTGCATGGATTCATCTTCTGATTTTCTTATGTATTTAATTTTGGCATCTTTAACCGGGCTGTTAATAAAACAATTCATTAATGTTGCTTTATCGAAACTAGTACCTGCATTTGCAGTTATTCTTCCGCCGGGTGTGCATTTAAGTCCTATTGGGTTTCCTTCTTTGTCAAATTTCACAAAGGTCTTTAAGAATTTATCTTCCCATTCTTTAGGGTCTTTTTCAACTGATGCAAGTGATTTTGCTATTCTTTCAAAAGTTCCCAATGGTGATTCATTATTGAATTGATATTTTTTTTGCCAATTTTCATATGCTAAGCTAGTTTTGAATAAGCTACTTGTCATAACAGCTCCTCTATTTTAAGTTTAATATTTGATCTAATGATACCACATCCCATTGGGCGTTTCCGTTTACAACTAACAAAGAAACGATCCTAAATTCCAATCCTTTTTTCAAGCAATAACTATGCACGGCTCTCCACTTACAAATATTTTTTATATAAGTCTGAGCTTCATATAGGAATCTTTTCTGTGCTTTTTTGTTTTGATTCTTTGGTGGTTTTGGTGGTTTAGTTTGTTTTTCCGGTTTAATTTCAACAATAAACTTTCTTACTTTTCCATTTTTATCAACTTCTTCGAAACAAAAATCGGTTATATATTTGTGAGTTTTTCCATCAATTTCGTTAACATATGGAATAATTATACTTTCAAATGCCCATTTAGTTACATTATTGCAGTGATCTAAAAAATAACAAAATTTAGATTCCCAAGAGCTTCTATACTTTGGATTTGATTTTCCAAAGTATTTTTCATTATTTTCTACTATATAAATGCCTTTAGAATAATTACCACGTTTGCCCATATAACTCCTAAAATCATTTCAAAGATTTTATAAGAGGACTATAATTTGTCCAATTATCCATCATTTTGTTCAATTTATGTTTGGTAAAAAACTTCATCAACTTTGCCCCATCGAGATCAGTGATGTCGTAATTACAATATGTATTTATTATTTCAGATGACAAATCTTTTGGGATAAAATCAAAATCAATAAGTATCCTATTTCTTATATAATTTTCCTTGACTTCTTTACCTTCTTCTTCTAAATACTTGTCCAAACCATTTCTTAAAATCGCTTCAGCTGTTGCAGGACCAGTCCTAGGTTTAATAGCTGGAATACAATCACTTTTGTCACCTGCAATAATTTTTAAATCTAAAGCTTTTTTAGGATTTACACAAACACTCATTTTATTTTTAATAGGATCAAACTGCTTATTATTTTTTTCAATCATCAATTGATATAAGTCTTTATCAGTTGATACTATAATATTTTCAGTTGACTGGAACTTTTCTCTACAAAGTATTGCAATAATATCATCTGCTTCAGAATGGGGAATGTCCATTACATAAATTGTTTTAAAAGTTTCTTTAATATCTTTTATGAATTCATTAAAAACAGGAAAGAACTTTCCAAAATCAACTACAGCGCCGTCTCTTGCACTTTTACGTTTGGATTTATAACCATCAAAGTGTTCATGTCTCCAACAACCATTTTTAGTATTATCAAAAGCAAGTACAACTCTTTCCGGATTAAACCTATCGATAGTTGAAAAAAAGCTATTCATAAACAAATGTCGCCAGAAAAAGAATTTATCATTATCGTCTGGACTCATGAAAATTGCAGAGAAGAGTGTACGGTAGGCGAGATTATGTCCATCAAATAATAAAGTCCTTCTTGGCTGTGCCATTGCTTCTTGATCTTCTATTGAAAATAATTCGGATAAGCTATTTTTATTCATAAGATCCTCCAATGAATTCTTTTAATGATTTGACTTCAAATTTATATTTTTTAGGTTTTTTTGTCTTAGCAGTTAACATTGCTTCTTGGGGAACAAAAGTCTTTGCAAATAGGCATGTATTTTTACCAACGGGAATAACCTTCTGGACAAATATTTTATGTTCTTGTAGCAACCATTTTTGGTTAATTGTAAATAACCGTTGCATATTGTTCATATCGAATGATGGTTTAATTTCTATATAAGTTCCATCTTTTCCGTTATTAATAAAAGGAACAGAATTAATTTTAGAATTTTTATCAAAAATATCAATATAAAAAACATTAAGAGCTTTAGGTTCCCAAAATATTCTATAGTCCGGTGTGTAAATATGTCCTTGTAATAAAGTACTTTCCATTTCTTTATTTTTGTTTTTCATTTGTTTTATCCAAGTATATTTCACTGGTTCTGATAATACAAAACTTTCATTATGGAAAGTAAATTTTTTTATCCAACCTTCTGATTTCAATTCTTCCAAGTAAAGATAAAACAATCTTTCTTCTTCTGAGTCAAACTCCATTCCATTATATCCAATTTTGGGCATCATCTTCTCCATATATTATTCTTAATAAATATTATACTAAACCAACAGGTGTTGACATTGGAATGATATTATGGCTCGATTTTTTAATTAATTCATACTCTAATTCAATAAGCCATTTTTCAAATTTTTCGTTTTCTAATCGTAATCCAATTTCACAACAGTCTATAAATTCTTTTAAAGTAAATTCAGGTCTTGATGTATTTTTATTAAATGACCATTCAATCATACAAAAAACACCTTATCATAAATAGAGTTTGTAAAAAACGGTTCAAGTTCTTTATATGTGAATTTGTCTTTTTTCAAATAAAGACATACATCATTAACATCCCATTTTTCTCTTTCTGGTAATTTATGTTTTTTAATAAACTTTTTCCAATTAAAAACATATTCGCCTTTTATTAGTAAACTTATAACTTTTTTTCTAGTATCTTGTGTTACACAATCATAGTCGATTAAAAATCTTCTATTTTCAAAATCATTTATTCTATCGTCTTCAATTTTAACTCCAGTAATTGCTATAGAGTTTTCAACGAAAATACTATCAATTAGTCCCTCAAGTATTATCACTGGGACGTTTTTATCAACATTATAATAGTTGTATATGCTATTATAATCCCCCGCTCTAGACAAGTACTTTGTTGTCATATATTCATTAAGGGATCTTCCTTGATAAAAATAAATTTTTCCTTTATCATCATAAAAAGGTATTATTAATCTATTTTTATATGTTCCGTCAATTGCTACAAACCAAGTACTCCAAATTTCTTCTGGTATATTTCTTAATGTACAAAGTGTGATTGCTTTTTCAAATAATTCCGATTTACCTTTTTTAATAGGAATAAAATATTGTACATCTTTTTTTTCTGGATTTCTTTTTCTAACTTTTGGATTTTTTAATTTTGGTAGTTTCTTTTTTTCTTTTTTGTCGTCATTACTTCTAAGAATTTCACTGTAGTAGTTTTTGTAATATGATGGGAAGAACTCTTTCATCCAAGATAAAACAGTCATTTTTGCGAAACAATTGTGGCAAAAGTACATATATGGTTGTTTCTTTTTTAAAATATATCCCCTTCTTTTAGACTTATTTTTTTGAGAATCGCCACATACATTACAACGAAATTGATAATAGTTATAACCTTCCGTAACATTTTCAAATGTTGAAAGAATCAACCGAATCTGTCTATCCAATGCTATTTGATTATCAATATTATTAATATTCATATAAACCCTTAGAGAAAAAAGGGAAGAGTGTTTAATCACCCTTCCCTTAAGATATTCAACTAATTATAATCAAGTTAATCTTCTTTTTGCAAATCAGTGAAAAATTCATCATCTGTTCCTTCAAAAACTCCTTCATCAGCAACCTTAGGAACTTCAGTCGTTTGACTTGTTGGTCGATTTTGTCTAGGAGTTGAATTATTTGATTCTACTCCAGTAACTCCAGTAACTCTTTCAAACTTTGTTTGAAGTTCATCAAACGATTTAAAATTTTCAGGTGCTGTGAATTCAGAAAGGTTATAAAGACTTTCTGCATACTTTTCAATTTCATCATCGGTTCCAACTGGAGATGGTGCGGAGAACTGACTATCATCATAGTTAGGCATTTTATATTTACCAACTTGAATCTTTTTGATAATAAGTTTAAAATCAGCTCCATCATAATAATCGAAAACCATTATTGGTTCTTCAATTGAATCACTACCAGGATCAATTTTACTCATAATTTTATCATAAACTTTCTTTCCATACTTGTAAAGGAAAACCTTTCCTTCATTTTCTGGGTTTGCGGGATCTTTAATGATTAAAATATTTGAATAATAACTTTGCTTTCTTTTTCTTTTTCTTGCAGTATCTGGATCACTTTCCCAGATTGCAGTGTTTGCTTTACAAGCTGGACATTCTTTCTTAATAGTTGTTGGACAATTTTCAATATACCAACCGGCACCTTGTATAGAATGACTATAGACGCTTACAAAAGGAATATCAGTATCCGGTGATGGAAGGAAACGAATTATGGCTTGAGCGGTATCATTCTCATTGAATTGAGGGTAATAAATTCTTTCGTCCTTATAGGAGTTATTTGTTTTCTTAGAACCTTGTTCACGAATTTTATCCATCGTACCAGCCCAATCAATCTTAAATTTCTTTTTGTTCATTTAAGAACCTCCTTCTACAATGTTTCTTTTATTTTTTTTGCAATCTTTTTGAATTGCTCAAACTCTACATTAATTATATCATCTTTCGATTCTGATGTCAAGTTTTTATTCAAGTTTTTTATGAAAAATACTGGGGAAATAAGTTCTTTTTTTGTAAGTACAAATGCGATATTTGTCCCATCTTCTTTCATGTCAAAAAAGTCTTGAATATTTTTAAATTCCATATTTTTAGCAACCGATTTTAATACCTCCAAGTCTTTATTAAGAGTTTTTTTTGTAAAAAGTTTCATTGTTTCTCTAACAACTTCACCTTTGATTTTGAAAAGATCAATCCTCTTATTCGCCATCATTGATTTGTACAACATATACACGACGAGTTCTTTTGTTGTGTAATATCCATTTTCGATATCATTATAGATTCTCTTGGCATTTGTTATATAATACTTTGATGATTTTTTATATCTTATAAAATGACAAAGTTTAAACAGATCTATATCATTCCCCCCCTTAACAAAATCTTCAACATTTCTAATAATAGAAAATACTTTCAAAGTGGTGTTCATAATTTAGCTCAATATTTGTGATAGATTATTTTCCTCTATTTTTATTCTATACTTTTTAGAAAGTTCTTTTTTCAATTCATATTTCATATTTTCATCTAGAATTGATAATATCTTTTTAATTCTCACAAAAGATTCTTCCAAGTAAAGTACG